GAGTGATTGCCCCGTTGGTCAAGACCGTTGGGGTAGCGTCACGGTTAGTGATCGCTGTGGATTTTGTACTTACGACTGCCATATTTTATCTCCTTCTTTCTCTTTAACTACGATTAACGGCACCAAACCTTGACGACTTTTTTCTCTTCAAGGCGTGTTGCACCGAAAGTTCCGTAGGCATAAGCCTGCCAAGGTAAGCCTTGGAGGTCTTTACGCTGAGAGATATCGGTTGAAATGTCGTTCCAAGTTCCAAGGTACATTCCCGATTTAGCGAACACAGGAATTGCATCCGAGGTTCCCGAAGCATCGTCAGTTCCGCTCGTGATTCGCTCAGAGTGGATCAGGTTGATGCCCAAGAAACGAGTGATCATGCCGTCAACAAGAACAGGCTTGTCGTTGAAGTCCATCGAAATGACCTGAGCTTCTGCAAGCAAGTTGTCGTGCTGTTTAGCTTTAACAACTGCGAAGATCTGGTCAGAGCCGAGGTCAACTTCGTTTGCCATGAGAACTCGTTTAGCTTCGCGAAGCTTAGCAACCGTGAGGCCGGTAGCTGAAGCTGCGCCCTGGCTAACAGACACAACCTGGCCTGAGCCAAGAGTTGTTGAAGTCGAGCCATCAACGCCGGTCTTGGAAGTTCCGAAGAATGCTGCCAAGATTTCGTCGTCCATAGCGCGGTTCATTGCATTGACCGCGTTCTGCACGTAAGACGATTGTGGGTCAGTGATCAAACGCAGTTTGTCGAAAGAATCGATCAACTGAGGAAGATCGTAGTCCACTGGGAAAACCCATCGACGATCAAGCGTTGCATCCACTCGGCCCATAGCAGCGAAACGGCTCGCTACTTTCTGAGCAGTGATTGCACCGATTTGATCAACGGGTGATGCTTGTTTACCAACGTGCGAGCCGCTCATTACGGCGCCACGAAGGCGTGATTCTTTTTGTTGGAGCAACAACGCAATGTTGGTGCTGTATTGCTGGACGTAAAATGTAGGTAGATTCTGAGACATATGTCCCTCCAAAAATCTAAAGTCGATTTCCAAAGGGCTTGTCTGTAGAAACTACAGGGCCAGCTTCATGCCCAATCCCAGGGCGGGGTGCTGTCTTCCCAGCTTCCAGTTAGGGCCGATCGAGATTTTCGGCTTCCCCAACAACCTTTTTAGGTCTGCCCCTTCCCCTCACGGGGTCAGGGCTTAAACCTAAAGATGAATCCGCTTCAGGCTCAACGAGATATTCCTCGTATATTCTTGCCGCTAGGACGACGTCGCATGGTGCTCTGTCGTGCCGGTGAACAAGTTTAAGACACTCAAGACGTAATTCATCTCTCTTCATGTGATTATCTCTTTTAGTTGTGAAAAAAGCAACGCCTCACTGTGGATAAGCCATCGAGTGAAGTCGTTCCATCTCGGCCTTCGCATTAGAATCCCCGCCCGTATACCGACGAACAAAGTCAGGATCTTGTCTTAATGCGCCGATTCTATTCACCGCCTGCGCAGGAGTCAGTGCGCCAAAACTAGACGCTCTCGTCTCGCCGGCCACAAAGGTGTCTTCCCCAATGCCTTGACCGATTTTAAGAACAAGCTTCGCAGCTTCCGCAGGCCCAAGCGCCTGACGAAGCGCAAGCAGATGCTTATCTTCCAGACCAAATTGCTTGGCGGCGCGGTCTACAACATTTAGGTTTTGTTCAAAAGCAGCGCCCCATTCTTTCTTGAGTGCTTGTTCTGCTTCTTTAGACGCTTGCTGATTTGCTTCGCTTGCGCCGTTCATCTGAGTCGCAACATACTCGTTCCAACTCTGGGAAAGTTTTTCGCCTTGTTGGCGTGTAAGACCCAGTTCGTGAAACTTTCCCTTAGCCCAATCAACAAACTGCTTATCTTCTCCCAAGCCCTCGGGCGCCTTGATCGTATATTCCTTGGCGTCTTTCGGACGTCCCAATCTGTCATAAACTTCTGCCCAAGCTGGATCATCCGCTTTCTCAGGCAATTTTACGATTCGCTCTTTAGGGGCGCCAATTAACTTTTCGAGATTTCGGTAAGATTCTAAAACTGCGCCAGGGTCTTTAAACCCTTTGTTGTGCACGTAACCTTTTAGGTCATCATTAAAACTTGCTGTCCATTCAGCCGTGGCTGGCTGGGACACAGGAGCAGCATTGCTCACTTGGTTTGCTAGCGGACTAGGAGACGCCGTTCCCATCCCATGAGAAACCGGAGCGCTCGTAGTCGCACTTACCGGGGCACTGCTTGCTGCATCACCTTGTCCGCCGACTGCGGGGGCCATTCCTGCATCACTCATCTAAATCTTTCCTTCCATATTTTTCCCATAACAATTCCGGGTCTAATTGAAGGTGATGCTGAATCCTCAGCCACACCTCTCGGCGACCCTCTAGCACCGATGAAAGTCTCGCGTCCGCATGAAACGTAGTTTCATTCGCACGGCAAAACTTAGCCAAATCCATCAAGACCTTTTCAGCAAAGATTGAATCTTTACTGAAAACGATTTGATAAGCTTGCTTCCTTGCAAACAAATAGTTTTTAACTTTAGCGACGCGCTCTTTAAGCAGCACCCGATCCTTGATTCCCCGGAATAGCTTTCATCATAGCTGCTACTGACGGCCCAGCTTGAATTGCTTGCTGAGTCTCTGCTTGATCCTGACGTCCTTGTCGGATTGCCATCACTTCTTTAACGTCTCTCATCCATCGGGCAGGCACCGCATTGATCTCTGCGATCTCAGGCGTGATCTCATCCCAATTAAAGAAATCCAGGGGCTCAGGATTCTGAGTCACGTTCACCACATTCAAAACAGCTTCAACCGTACGTTGAAGACCTGCGGCCTCTTCAGCTCTCTGAGCACGAGAAAGAGGCGAATCATACTGAATCCTGTAATCGCCTTTAGCTTCAACTAGCGCTTGCGGCATTGGGGGGAGAAGCCCTTGCGCTGCCAACAAATCAATCTCCCTCTCAACTAACGGGCCAAGGTATTCCGATTGCTGCCTACCAATAGTAGGAGCAAGCAAAATGCCCTTTTCACGCGAACGCTCTAACACTTCAGTCGCTGTCATCTGAGGCGACTCAGTTAGAATCTGAAACAGGTTTACGAGAAAGATATCATTGATGAGTTTTCGCTCATCATCCATCATGTCTTTTCCGACATTCACGTTTCCGGTCGGGAGCGTATGAACGAGCGGACGACCGTCTGCCGTCACCCCGCCCGCATTAATGGCGCCTGGCTTTAATGAAAAGGTATCTACAACCCCATCGTCATGAACAAGAAGAACAGGATCGACCGCCCGGTGACCTTGCTTCAATAGCGTCTTCTTCTGCTCATTCAAAGTCTTGATCGCAGGCAAGGCTTCCATCGCTGGGGATCGTCCGTAAACCTCGATGTCAGATTGCTCGTACCTAGAAATAGCGTAAGGGAAAGTGGAGAATCCTCCTTCTCCCAAGAGTTGTTGGGCCTCCACACTCACATAGTAAGACGCGTACGGCATTCCCTTAAAATCTTTACGAAGCGGATCTCGGTCTTCTCTTGGCTCAACCAAATGAATGAAAAAGAAATCTCGTTCCGCATTCACTTCCAACGCCTTAATAATAATTTCTGGGCATTTATCTTTAAACTTTTGTACCGCCTGGCGCGCAGTCATGGAGAAATAGCGAAGCGCCTTATCGACTAACCCCTGATGATTTTCGACGAAATAGATCTCGCCAACGTGAATATTTCTGTATCTAAGACCAGGCTCTTTATCCAACTGGTCAATAAACAAACAGCCCGTGCCATATGCCCCCAAGGACTTATAGTTGTGTTGGTTCTGGGAAGCAAAGTTTGCGCGCGGAGCATATCGATACTTAAACAGCTGCCTATTAACTTCTTCAAAATAAAGTTTAACTTCTCGGTTCTTCGCAAGAACACGATCCGTAGGCATCAAACTATGCCAAGTAGAATTGCGGGGAGTGAGAAGAGAATCTAAAATTGCACCGAAACGAGAAAGAGCGACTGACGCCGTAGAATCAAAAATCAATTCCGTGTTCTTAACTCCACGACTTCTTGAATCCGTAGACCGATTGAAAGAATGCGAATGCATCGGCATGATGCGTTCTGCAATCTCCTGCCAATGGCTTTCCAACGTACCGCGGTTAGAAGAAAGAATTTGGTACTGCCGAATACACTCGCTAGCCTTGTTATCCTGGCCTAGTTGTTTCTTGGCTTCCCCGTATCCCGCCACTGATTACGCTCCGATCAAAGTGCGTCTTGAAATAGAAGCTTGGCTCGTGTCGCCTTCGCCGCCAGTCAAAAGAGTGGCTGCTCGCCCACGGGCTTTGCCTTCTGCCGCTGCTGCTTCATCCAATTTCTTCTGTGTCGCCAATCGAGTCGCTTCATCTTGGGCGCTCGTATCTGGCGGTGGAGGAGGTGGAGGCGGAGTTGGTGCCGGTGGGTTAATGAAATTTCTAATTGCGCCCATTAATTTCCCCTAATGTCGATAGTCATAACGCGTTGACGTTATCACAATTCTATCAGGAGAAAATCTTATAGTCTATATCCCGGGCCACACGATCGTTGCGCTCAGCAAACCGCGAAGCTCGGATATCACGGTGCGCAACATTAACCGAAAATGTACACGCCAAAGCATCCGCATTATCCGGAGACGCAAAACCTCGAGCCTTCAATTGATCCTTCGACTCCAAGGTCTGCTTGTCGGACGCGCCTAAGAACTTGTATTCGGGGGAAGCTAAATCATCCATAAGCTCGGGATCCGCATCAATCATCCCTCCCTTTAACCACTCCCTCATCTTAGCCCACATATAAGTTCTAAGATTTGCCCACTGAGGATCGGGAGATTTCGAACCAAACCACACCTCATGAACCTTGTACTTCAATTCTCGTAATCGATCGATGATCCCCGTCCCATTCCCAGCATCAATGCAAACCGCATCCGGATTGTACTTCTGGATAACATCCGCACACACATTCGCCACATGCATATTATCCGCACCCTTCAATTTGATGGGTGGGATAGACTTAGCATCGCGGCCTTGCCTAAAACGAATAACAGTAGAGTCATCACCAAAGCGCGCAGGATCCACACCCATAATCAAAGGCGCCCAATCATCCTTATCGATATTACGAGTCGAAGCATCTTCGATTAAGTCCCGAGAGATAAACTGCTTATCGCCCTGGCGCGGGAATAAACCTTTAACTTCAATGCGAGCTTCGTCAGAATCCTCGCCATACTTGTCCACAATCTCTTGAAGCACTTTCGTATCAGTACCTTCAACCGTTCGTGAGTCAATGTTCCTTCTTCGCCAAAAAGCCCGGAACTTATGAAAGCACTCAAAGAATTCGCCAGTGTTACGACGAGGATTTGAGAACGCGAAATGATAACGGTGAAGAACAGGCTCAGTAAAAAACCCCTCCGTCACTTTCCAAATCGCAGGCGGAATACCGGAAGCTTCATCAAATACAACCAAGATACCAGATTGATTGTGCGCTCCAGCAAACGCATCTGGGTTCTCCTCACTCCAAAGAAGCGCTTGCGCGTAATAGTAAGTACTGTCGATCTTCAATTGTTTTTTTAAGGCGTCTTCAAACCACTCGGCTGGTTTCAAACTCATGGCCTGTCTTTCAAACCAATGCGAATTAACCATGAGCGTGTGCCACTTACCCAATTCCGCCCACGTCTTAGTCTTCAACTGCGCTTCATTGTTCGCCGTAACAATGGTCGAACTGCCAGGAACACAAGTAAGCATCCAAAGCGTAACCCACGCAAAGAATGCAGACTTACCCGGTCCACGACCAGAAGCCGTCGCACTCTTATAAACAGTCGGGGGTTTGCCCTGCGCGATCAGATTCTTGTTCGTGCGGATGTGCTCGGCCATTGAGAGAAGCTCTTCCTTCTGCCAAGACTTCGGACCCTTAAAATGCTCAAGGGGCGTTCCGCGTTTGCCCCAAGGAAAGACGTACATCACGAAATTGTAAGGGTTGTCGGCTAGTGCGGGGCTCCAAAGATCGGCCATCAAGGCCTGCTCTTGAGCGGCAGTAGGACGTTGTGCTTGCGCCATCACGTTGAGATTAGCGCAACACTATTGGAAATGAAACGCTATCTAGTCTTCTCTCGATCTTCTCTTCTCTCGCTCTGCACGCTCAAGCTTAATCGCCATCTCTTCGACTTGAAGCTCCAATTCCCTAATACGAAGCGCTCGAGCCTCTAGCTCCGTCACAGCATCCTTAAGCACGGGAACACACTTTTGAACCCCGGTCTCAACCGCGACCACATCCATTGAGGTAGGTACCTTGGCGTATGAAGCCGCGGGGGACAGGAGAATTAAGAGTAGAAGCTTCATTTTTTGATGTATCCCTTCGAACGCATGCACGGATCAAAGACTCGGTCGTACGTATCTCGCTGCGACAGGGAACCGGCTACACCTCCCATCCCGCCAGAATGGGATGATTGAGAGGCGATCATCTCGCATTTAGCTGCATCCCTCGTAAATTCATCCTTGTCGGCGGTTCCAGGGGAATAGTCGTCTCGGTTTAGAGTCGAACAACCTGTGGCAGATGTGGCAGCTATGGCCAGAATTAGTATGTACTTCATGCTTAAATTATAAAGAATGTAGCGAAAAACGCAACATCATGTGAAAAAATTATAAAAAAATACGGCCAAAGGTACCGTGAAAGACTAACGGCTTGCGGATTGCCGCCCCCACCCCGGCCTACACCCCCCGGTCAATTTGCTTTCGTATTTTCTAATCAAAGATATCGACCTTCAAATTTCGGGGGGCGATTGGTTTTTTAGGTGTAGCATCCTTGGAATCAGACTGTGTATCTGTAGTGCTACTATCAGATATCTGTTTAGTCTCAATGACTTCTGCACCCACAATATTTGTTGGGTCACTATTGGGTAACAGTCGGTTACGGGCTTCGGCCATAGCAGCGGTTAGATCAACGGTACCAGTTACGTTGACGTCCAACCTATCGCCGTAAGTTCGGGGCATAAGCTTAGAAGCCATCCATCTCCGAACGTCAATCATGTTCCTAGCTCGAATAGAGTCTGGTTCGGTGTCAGCAATATCAATAATTCTATCGACTTCGAGGTCGCCGACGTTCTCGCGCGCGCGCAGGTAGAGTGAATGCAAATCAGGGTACAGGTTTTTGAAATTATAAAAGTCTAAAGCCTTGATGCCAAGACTCTCTAATGCCCGGCCAATAGTCTTATGCTCGTAATACGCCTTTATTACGGCATCAAACTTTTCTCGGGTCATTTTCGCCATCAATAAAAGAGTAGCAACGTGTTGCGAAAATGACAACTTTTGTCGCTATGCCTAGAAGTTCTACATTCTTTTTCTAAAGCGTTGCTGAAATCACAACTCATTGTTTTGGTACCAACAATGCATATTAATTAAGCATCGGAATGAACCCCGATAGAACGGAAGATAAAATGAAAACCCAACTCGTATTCTTAAGAGAAGCATTCACAGGCAAGCTAATCGACACCAAGCTCGTCAAGGTAACCCCAAACAACCAACGTGATATTGAAAACTTTCAAAAGCGTAATGGCCAAACGGTCTCAATCGTCTTCGATGGTCTTGCCGTCGACGTCTACAATCGCGTTTGGTTCGAAAATCAATCTGAAGCTCAGGAGTAATCAAATGAAAACACTAATTAAAACAATCCTATTATTGATCACCTTAACAGCAATTCACTCAGCTCATGCCGATGATTCAACATGGGCTGAATACGCCGTGAAGTATGAGGCCGAGAACCCGCCGTCACTCATGGATTACGACGAGTTATGTCAGTGGCAAGGGTCATGCGACGACGAAGAAAATGAAAGTGAGGGGCAATAATATGAGAACCGTATTCAATAACAGTCAACTAGCGCACGTTTGGGCAAACCAATCGCAAACAAACGGCCGCAGTGGCTCAATGTTTTTCCGTGACTCGATGATTTTTAGTTACGGCGAGCATTATATGGCCGCTAAAATTCACACCTTGAAAGGCAAGACTTTCGCGCTTGTGAATAGCAATCGATATAGCGTCACTACCGCCCAACACCTAGGCGAAATTCGAAGCGCATTAAGAGGTTTAATGCCTTATTTCGAATCGACCGACGTGACCGATACTAAAGCGGCGCTAAAACACCTAACGTCTAATGCTAAAGAAAGCGCTTTATCTTATTTGAGAGTGAGCAAAGTCACCTCAAAAGAACACGTAAAGCACGCTTTCGAAAGCATACGCGGCGAGTATAAAGAACTAAACAAGTTCCGCGCTATACTCGGTTTGTCTGAGGTTTGGCCCGCCAAAAAAGAACTCGATGCCGTCGAAAAGCACCTGAACCAAAGGTTAAAGCGGTACCACGAACTGAACACGCCTGAAATGATAGCCAAACGTGAGGCCCAAAAAGCCAAACGAGACGCGGCTAAAGCTAAAAAGCTTGAACTTGAACAAGCCGAACGGATTGAAAAGTTCAGACGCGGCGAAACTGTATACGGCATTGACTTGCCTTTCGAACTCTTAAGGGTTCAAGGTGATGAGGTTGTGACCTCTCGCGGCGCTCGAGTACCCCTAAAAGAGGCTCTCGGCTTGCTAAATGCTATTGAGTCAGGCGAAACGAGTGAGAACTTGAAAGGTGCCGAAATAGGTTCATTTCAAGTTACCGCGGTATACCCGCACCTTGACTCAAATTCGGTGCCCGACAAACTATTGCACATCGGCTGTCACCGAATTCTTTTAAGTGAGGCCCGGCAAGTACTGTCTAAGGCTAGACACCTATCTTTAGTCTCATAACCAAAAGCGAAACTAAGCCCCAAGGACGGGGTTTAGTCTGTAGGTTTGGCCTACACTGATGAGCTTGAACTAGACAAAGGCCCTAAAAGGCCGGAATCTAACAACCAAAGGAACTAAACTTATGCCCGCAAAAAAGAAAATAAAACTAACCAAAGGCGGCCGTTGCCGGTGTGGCAAGGCCCTACCGGATGTAAAGGCTACCGAGACCCCATACGAATTCTGTAGCCCGGCCTGTAAGCGCAAGGCCAAAGGTAAGTAAAGTCTATCCCGCCATGGTCTTAGGTTTCGAGGCGTGGCTGTAAAGCCCCAATCCGTTCGCCTATTGACCATGCCTATACAGGTTCAACCCCTTAACCGGGAGGTATAGGGTCGCGGGGTTAAGAGGATCGATGCCGGGGTTAAGTAACGGCCGTCGATCCAAACTAACAAAGCTCATTAGGCCCAATGACCACAAACCCGAATGAGCCGTGTAGGGTGTTCAAAGACTTATGCGGATGCCTTAAGACCCCTAAACCAACGCGCAAACCTACCGTTAAGGGTCTTAAGACTCAAATTGTGGATGGGGTTTAAACTTCAGAATTCATCGCGGCGAAATATCGTCGCGACGATATCTGAAAAACACCAATCAGTCAATAACCTCTAAAAGGGCCATGCGATTTTCGAAATTCCAGCTCCCAGAAGCGCCACAATCGAGTTGAGATCCCAAAAACCTCATGCTGAAATCGCAATTTCAAATTGAAAAATGGTTGAGCATTTTTCTACAACGATAAGGCACATTTTTGCCAAAAACACACTCAAACCAGAAAAAATTTGCCTAAGCGTTGCCTAAGCATTGGTTGACTAAACCAGCAATAATGTTGCGATGTTGAGGAAAACGGTACGAGAATATGGCCAAAATGCTTAGGCAAAACTTAGGCAAAACTTAGGCAATGACGCGCCTCACTAAGTCTTTTTTACACAAATTTTTTCTCTTATATTTTTTATTATTTTATACTTATTTTAGGCTATAAATAATAATAATAATAAATATAGAAATAGTGATTTGTGTAATTAAGACTTAGGATGCTTAGGCAATTTTCACTGTTTTACACTTTTTTTAAAATACCAACCATTTGGTGTATCTTGCCTAAGCAGGGTAAGCATAAATGACTATTATACTCAAACGAAGGGCTCTTTTTCTGGTCAAAAATCCCGCTACATCTTCAACCACAAGACCGGTGCATTAGCCTCTAACATGCAGTCATCAACTAGAACCTCGCCGTCCAAGCGCGAAACGGAGTAAGCACCTGCCGAGTAGCCCCTTTGTAAAACTCCAAAGTACCAAGAATCGATTCCCTTTGGCTTAATCACGTTCAACCTTCCCACTGCCGAAGTATCAACGCTCTTTGGCTTCATGAAATAAGCCAGCGCGCCATGAATCGACTCCCGCTTGGAGCCTATGGTCTGAAATCTAACAACCTGGATTCCGTTTGGGGCATTATTTGCTGGCCTAGGAACGACTTTGGCCCCTTTAGGCGTGTCCCAATGAACAATAAAGTCCCCATCTACCCATCCGCGTACCGTGACCGTGTCTTTCCCTTGGATCTGAGGGGCCTGCAAGCCCATATGAGTCATTAATTCCTCAAGGGGTACCCCAAGTAGCCGAGCCAAGGTTGAGGCCTCACCAAGGCGAAGTAATCGCTTCCCATGGAGCATCAACGATATGGCGGCTGGGTCTCGTTTAAGCCTTGTAGCGAGTTCGCGTTGCGTAATGCCGTGTTGGTGTAACTGGTCTTGAATCCACTTGGTATTTACTTTTCCCACGCTAACATCCTCCCAAAAACGGCCTAACCCCAAAATTAGAATCCAAAAGTCGATCTAGAGGTTAGAGATATGTGTAGCGAAAAACGCAACATTGGGCAAGCTGACTATTTTGGCCTTAACAATTGGTGCTTAACAATTGCGTCATAAATGCTTTTAATTCCAATAAGAATATTCGGGGATTTCGCTCGTTTCTGCATTTTGTGAAGAGGGTTCGTCCACAACAACGGAGCGACGCAGTTTTTATATTTCGAAAAACGCAACATGGTGTGATAATCGCACTCTCGAAGCCCGCATGAAAACCAAAACGAATTCCCGCACTGGAGCTAGATCATCTTGGAGACGCAAGCTAAGCGTTTGTTGGCGAAGTTTGGTGGAGCGAGGGCCTTATCTCGAGCGTTATATGCCGTTGGAAGGCCTAAAGACCCGGCCTCAATTTACAAATGGACCTACTCTCGAGCGAAGAAGGGCTGTGGAGGGATTATTCCTGGCCATGCTTGGCCTGATATTATCTTGGCCGCCCAGCATTTGGGCATCCTGCTTACCCTCGAAGACATGGATCCGAGAAGCTCAAACACCCGCCAGAGTGGCTCGGATGGGGAATGAGCTAACCAAGCAGTTCATCATGGGCGTTGATCCTGGCCTTAATGGAGCGTTGGCACTCTACTGCCCAGTGACTGATTCGGTCTATGGGGTCTATGATTTCCCTATTAACGAGGTGTTTGGTAAAAAGAGAATCAATCTCTACGGCCTTGCCTCACAAGTAAAAGATTTAGCCCCCCTAACCGCTCACGCCATTATCGAGGAGCCTCATGCAATGCCTGGCCAAGGGGTTAGCTCGATGTTCAATTTTGGAAAATCGTGTGGGCTGATTACAGGAATGATTGTGGCGCATCTGATCCCAACGACTTTCATTCGTCCACAGGTTTGGAAGATGAGCATGAACTTATCCTCCAATAAAAACGAATCACGAAACTTGGCCTCGAAGATGTTTCCTGAATCCGCTTATCATTTCAGCCGAAAGAAAGATGATGGTAGGGCGGAGGCGGTACTTTTGGCGGTGTTTTATTCGC